AGATTATCCCCGAGGACCCAAGTCCATTGCATGAAGATAAATCAGTTGCGGATTCTTGGATTAACGACCCATTAATTTGGTCTGATGTTTATTCGAAAAAACCAGAAGAGTATTTGGAAATGGTTGCAACTGACCAAAATCCAAAATGGGACAGCGTTACAGGTAAGTGGGTGTCCACATCTTCAGGTGAAGAAAAAATCGGGGGCTCTAATAAAACAGAACAACCACAAACACAAGAACCTGATTATGTTGACCCACAAGAAGGTTTTACTGAAGACGACGAACTACCATTCTAATTAAGATTGAGCATGGACACTATCATAGACACTGTGTCCATGCTCTTATTTTTTTAAACAAAAAATTATAAAATATACAATGCCAATTAAGAAAAAAGAATTCGATTATATTTCAAAATTTTCTTCTAAAACAAAATACAAAGAAGAGAAATTTTATTATTGTGGTGAAACCTTTAATGGTGCATGTGGTTTACCGGGTCCCGTTATGGGTAATATAAACATGTTTTTGGGCCACACTAATTCATCAAAGACAACCGCAATGATATTGTCTGCGGTTGACGCTCAAAGGAGAGGTGATTTAGTTGTCTTCATTATCACTGAAAGAAAATGGAAATGGGAACACGCAGTTGAATTGGGTCTTGAAGCAAAAAAAGATGAAAACGGTGAATGGTCAGGAGATTTCATCTTTAACGATTCTTTTGAGTATATTGAACAAGCAACCGATTTTGTTAATGAGATTATAGACGCTCATGAAAATGGTGACATCCCAAGAAATATATTACTTTGTTGGGACTCGATAGGTTCAATTCCATGTAAAATGACCTTTGAAGGTAAAGGAGGAAAACAACATAACGCCAGTGTATTGTCAGATAAAATTGGAATGGGAATACATGCGAGAATTACCAAATCAAAAAAAGAAGATTATCCTTCCGCAGAAAATTCATATTATTTGACAATGGTTGTGGTTAATCAACCATGGGTTGAATTACCTGATAATCCTTTTGGTCAACCAGAAATTAAAGCAAAAGGTGGGGAGGCTCTTTGGTTGGCATCCGCGTTGGTTTTCTTGTTTGGTAATCAGAAAAAATCGGGAATCAATCATATTGATGCGGTAAAAGATGGTAGAAAAATCACATACGCCATTAGAACAAAAATATCAATAATAAAAAATCACGTCAATGGTTTGGGATATAAAGATGGGAAAGTGATTGTCGTTCATAATGGATACATTCCTGATACAAAAGAATCGTTAGAAACTTATAAAAAAGAATACTCTAACTTTTGGAAAGAAAAAATAGGTGGTGGTGATTTTGAGTTAAAAGACTCAGTTATTTTTGAAGAAGATTCAGATGAATCTTGATTGTTTAACAATTAGAACAATGATAAATGTCTAATGTACTTTTAGTAGATGGCGATAATTTACTAACAATCGGGTTTTTTGCACTAAAAAATCATTTTCATAAAGGGGAACATATTGGTGGGATATATCATTTCATCAATACTATTCGTATCTTTATTGATAAACATCATTTAGATAAAGTAGTTGTTTTTTGGGATGGAGAAAACGGTTCACAAACTAGAAGAGGTTTTTATCACCAATATAAACAAAATAGAAGGGTTAGAATTAGGACAGAAGAAGAATTAAATTCATACACAAGAGAAAGAAATAGGATAAAACAATATTTAGAAGACCTATATGTTAGACAAGGTGAATATGAATATTGTGAAAGTGATGACTCGATTGCGTATTATGTTCAAAATTCACCAAATGAAAATAAGATTATTTTTTCAGGGGATGGTGACCTTACTCAATTAGTTTCTGAAAAAACAAGAATATATAATCCATCGTATAGTAAATTTTATCAACAAAATGATATGTTTACATACGAACAAGAAGAAATTTTGATTGAAAATGTTAAATTTGTTAAAATGATATGTGGTGATAAATCCGATAATATCGCGGGAATAAAAAGTTTAGGAATCACAAAATTGGTAAATGCTGTTCCTGAATTAAAAGAAAGGCAATTAACATTAGAATATATAAGAAATAAATTTAATGATTTGTTTGAAAATGATAAACATAACAAGTCAATAACTAATTTTATAACTGGTGTTACTAAATACGGTGTTTTGGGAGAGGAGTTTTTTCAAGTTAATGAAAAAATAGTTAGTCTTGATTCCCCATTTTTAACCGAAGATGCTAAAGAATCAATATCTTTATTAGTAGATGATTATATGGATTCAGAGGGTCGTTCATATAAAAACACAATGAAGATGATGATTGAGGATGGATTATTTTTACTACTACCAAAATCGGATGATGCATGGATAAAATTTTTAAACCCATTTTTAAGATTAACAAGAAAAGAAAAAAATAAAAAAACAATTAAAATCAAAACAAATGAATAATCAAGAACTATTAAAATTCGAATTTCTACTTACACTTGAAAACAATATCGTATGTCAAAGGTTTTTCAACGTAAGAGAGTACAATCCACAGATTCGCCATTCTATGGATTTATACTACATTGTAAAAAATATTTGCGATGAAATTGGTGAAGATTTAAAAATAAAAACTATGGATTATCTATACGATAACATGGAATTTTTTTACGATTCGGATGACTCCGAAACTAAATTAGACAGTACTCAAGAGTACTTTGTTTTGGAAATTAAGTTAGGTGATGAAGTATTTATCAGAAGTATGTTTCCGGCTAACTATTATCACCCGAAGGTAAGGTATACTGTAGATATTCGTCCATATCTTAAAAGATATTTATCAGAACTAACAAACGTATTGTCTTCTAAAGATTTGGAAACAACGTATTTAAATTATGAATTATAAAAAATAAAAAAACATGTCAGAAAAAAATTTTGGATTTCTAGGAGCATCATTTCAACAAACACTTTTAAAAGCAATTATCGAAAACAAAAAATATGGAGAACAAATTATTGATGTAATTGAAAGCAAATACTTTGACAATCAATCATTTAAATACATTACCCAACACATTAAAGAGTATTATCAAAAATATAATAAAATTCCTGATTATCAGAGTTTATCACAGACAATTGTGATGGAGTATGGTTCTCAAGAATCTGCTAGAGTCCATCTTGATACAATACAAGATTTAATGGATAACACCAAAGAGGACCCTATGGTCCAAGAAGAGGCGTTAAATTTTTGTAAACAACAAAATCTCAAAAAAGAGATTAAACATGTCAATACTATTATTGAAAACGGGGCATTTCAAGAATATCATAAAATTGAGGGGATAATACAGAAAGCACTTAGAGTTGGTCTACCGCCCGATGAGACCGTCGATGTTTTTCAAAACATTGACCAAGCGTTAGAAAAGGATAATAGGTGCCCCATACCAACTGGTATCAGTGGTTTAGACAGTGTACTTAAAGGTGGTTTAGGTATAGGTGAATTAGGTGTAGTATTAGCACCAACAGGTACAGGGAAATCGACATTATTAACTTTATTTGCTAACACGGCATATAACTACGGTTTCAATGTGCTTCAAGTATTTTTTGAGGATAGTACAGATGTTATTAAACGTAAACATTATACCATATGGTCGGGTGTTTCACCAGATGAACAACCAGATAATAAAGAATTAGTAAAAAATGCTGTTTTAGAAAAAAGTACAAACAGTAAGGGGAGTCTTGATTTGTTAAAATTACCAAGTGATTCTGTTACCATTTCTGAAATAAAAACAAGAATTAGAAAAAGATTATCTGAAGGAAAAAAAATAGACTTATTGATAATTGATTACGTTGATTGTATATCACCAGAAAAATCACAATATGGGGATGAATGGAAAGGTGAGGGTTCCGTAATGAGAAGTTTAGAATCTATGACAAATGAATTTAATTTAGTAATATGGACCGCTACTCAAGGTAATAGGGAATCTATTTCATCAGAAGTGGTTAATAGTGACCAAATGGGTGGTTCAATTAAAAAAGCTCAAATTGCTCACGTGATTCTATCGATAGGTAAAACTATTGAACAAAAAGACCACAAAATGGCAACTATGACCCTTCTTAAATCAAGAATAGGTAAGGACGGTATTATATGGCAAAACTGTAAATTTGATAATGAATATTTGATTATTGATACCGAATCTCAAACAACTCTTCTCGGACACAAAGAGGAGAAACAAAAAGACAACGCTACGAGAGCAAAAGAAGCTTTTATCCGTAGAAATCAAATGTTGAACACAAATTAAAAAAAAAATTATAATTATGAAAGAAAAGATTTTACAAGAAAATCCGGGTCGCTTTGTCCTTTTTCCAATTGAATATCATGACATTTGGAGGCTTTATAAACAACAACAGGCTTGTTTTTGGACCGCGGAAGAAATAGATTTAAAGGATGATATCTATGATTGGGAAAATAAATTAAACGAAGATGAACAACATTTCGTAAAACATGTTTTGGCGTTTTTTGCTGCATCTGATGGTATTGTTAATGAAAATTTAGCGATGAATTTTGTTAATGAAGTTCAATACACTGAAGCGAAAATGTTTTATGGTTTTCAAATTATGATGGAAAATATTCATAGTGAAACCTATTCGTTGTTAATTGACACTTATATTAAAGACAAACAGGAACAAAATAAATTATTCAATGCGATTGAAACTATTCCGGCAATTAAAAAGAAAGCGGAATGGGCAATAAAGTGGATTAACTCCGATTCGTTTGTTGAAAGATTAATTGCTTTTGCCGCTGTTGAAGGTATCTTCTTTTCGGGTTCATTTTGTTCAATTTTTTGGTTGAAAAAACGTGGATTAATGCCCGGTCTAACTTTCTCAAATGAATTAATCTCAAGAGACGAAGGTATGCACTGTGACTTTGCTTGTCATCTATACAATCAACATATTCAAAATAAATTGTCTGAAAAGAAAATAAAAGAAATCATATGTGGTGCTTTAGAAGTAGAAAAAGAATTTATTCTTGAGGCATTACCTGTTAGATTAATTGGGATGAATTCTGACCTAATGTCTCAATATTTGGAATTTGTTACAGATAGACTATTAGTTTCTTTAAATTGTTCTAAAGTATATAATGTTGAGAACCCTTTTGATTTTATGCAAAATATCGCACTTCAAGGTAAAACTAATTTCTTTGAAAAAAGAGTTGCTGAATACCAAAAAGCGGGTGTGAATACTGTTACATCTATTGAGGATATGAGTGGTTCATTTGATGATGTTGATTTTTAAAATTTAAAGATATGAAAGTTAAAAAAAGAGATGGCTCATTGGAAGAAATGAGATATGACAAAATTACAAGAAGAATTCAAAATTTTTGCGATGATTTAAATCTTGAATATGTTGACCCGACATTGATAACCCTTAAAGTGACACAAGGTATTTATGACGGTATATCAACAACAGAGTTAGATGTTTTAGCAGCGGAAACTGCGGCATCTCTTGTCACCTCTCACTCAGATTACGCAAAATTAGCTGGTAGATTGGCGGTATCTAATTTACATAAAACCACACCAAAAAAATTCTCACATTCAATCAAGGAATTGCATTTATTTGTTGAACCGAAAACAAATAAGGAATCTTCATTAATTTCAAATGAAACCTATAATTTTGTTCAACAATATAAGGATGTTTTAGATGGTGCGATTATTCAAGAAAGAGATTTTGATTTTGATTATTTTGGGTTTAAAACATTAGAACGTTCATATCTACTAAAGATTGGTAATCGTATTGTTGAAAGACCACAATACATGTACATGAGAGTTGCTGTTGGTATTTGTAATAATGACATAGAGACCGCTTTAAGAATTTATGATGATTTATCACAACATTATTATACACACGCAACACCTACTTTATTTAACGCAGGAACACACAGACCACAAATGTCGTCCTGTTTCTTGATTGGTAATAAAGGTGATGATATTGATGGTTTATTTGACACAATAAAAGATGTCGCGAAGATATCTAAATGGGCCGGTGGTATTGGTTTACATGTTCATGATGTAAGAGGTAAAGGTGCATATATCAAAGGTACTGGTGGAGAATCAGATGGTTTGTTACCAATGATGAAAACATACAATGAAGTTGCTCGTTGGATTAACCAAGGGGGTCGCCGCCGCGGTTCATTCGCTGTTTATCTTGAACCATGGCACTCAGATGTATTTGAGTTTATTGAATTAAGAAAAAATCATGGAAAAGAAGAATTAAGGGCTAGAGATTTATTTTTAGCAATGTGGGTCCCTGACTTATTTATGAAAAGAGTAGAACAAGATTTAGAATGGTCATTATTTTCACCAGATGAGGCACCTGGATTATCTGACGTATATGATGACCCATACAAATTTACACAAGATTTTACTGAGTTATATGAAAGATACGAAAAGGAGGGTAGGGCTAGAAAAGTTGTAAAGGCCAGAAAATTAATGGACGCTATTTTAACTGCTCAAATTGAAACAGGTGTTCCTTATATGTTATATAAGGATGCTGCTAATTACAAATCAAACCAAAAGAATTTAGGTACAATAAAATCATCTAATTTGTGTATAACAGGTGACCAAAGAGTGGTGACAACAAAGGGTTACTTAACAGCCAAAGAATTGTGTGAAATGGATGTGGAATTAGAACTTTTTAATGGTTCTGAAATTGTCAAATCATCCAAAATGATTAAACGAGGTGAAAATGAAGATGTTTATAAAATAACATTAGAAAATGGTATGGAACATAAAGTAACACCATATCATGGAATACCTGTAATTGACTCAAGAAATAATATAACACGTATTGAATGTAAGGATTTAAAAATAGGTGATAAAATAGCAGTACAAACTAATAAAGGATTGTTTGGTTCAAAAGAAATGGTAGATGAGGCCTTTTTATTGGGTTTATATCAATCAGATGGTACACAAAACAAATCATCAATTTTATTTGATTTATGGGAAAATGATTTTGATTTAGTTGAAGAGATTGAAAACAAAATTCAAAAATTATATTCAAAATACGAGTATAAACCTAGATATTCAACTAAAGGTGGTAAATTTATAGATTGTGTTGTTTCATTTTCTAAAGTAAAGAAAAAAAGATTATCTAGTGAATTTTTTAAAAAAGAATTACTCTTTGAAAAGGGATATGTACCCGAATGGATTTGGTCTTCAAATGAAGAAACGCAATGGTCTTATTTGCGGGGTTTATTATTTGCTGATGGAACAGCTAATAAAAATAAATCAAAAGGGGAGCCAACACAAATAAGTTATGCCGACATAAATATTGATTTTTTAAAAGAGCTTCAATTAATTTTTCAAAATTTAGGTCTTCAAACATCTATTAGATTGTTAAGAAATGGAGGTCAACGGTCATTACCAAATGGTAAAGGTGGATATTCACTATACAAAACAAAAGATTGTTATAGATTAATTGTTGGTAATAAAAATGACTCACAAAAAATAAATGAAAAAATAGGGTTTCTTGATAGAAAAAACATAATCATTGATAATCGTGAATTTCGGGATAATACGAAAAAGGGATATAAAGTAAAATCCATAGAATATGTGGGTAAAGAAGATGTTTATTGTCCAACAATTTATAATGATGAACATATTTTTATTTCACAAGGATTAAAAACATTTAATTGCACTGAAATTCTAGAATTTTCTTCTTCAGAAGAACAAGCGGTTTGTAATTTAGCATCAATTGCTTTACCAAAATACATAGTCAACAAAGAATTTAATCACGATTTACTATATGAATATGTGTATCAAGTTGTAAAAAACTTAAACAACGTTATTGATTTAAATTTTTATCCTACTGAGGAAACAAAACTTTCAAACATGAAACATAGACCAGTTGGTTTAGGTGTTCAAGGATTGGCAGATGTATTTTGTATGTTAAAATTACCTTTTGAAAGTGAGGATGCAGACAAATTACAAGTAGAAATATTTGAAACAATTTATTTCGCGGCTCTCACATCATCTAAAGACTTGGCTATTGAAAATGGGGCATACTCTTCATTTGATGGTTCTCCCTTATCTAAGGGTCAATTTCAATACGAGTTATGGGGTAAAACAGACAAGGACACAAGTGGAAGATGGGATTGGAAATCGCTAAGAAAAGATGTTGTCAAATATGGTATAAGAAACTCTTTATTAGTTGCACCTATGCCAACAGCATCTA